AGTTGGCGGAGTGTATCACGCGAGAAACGCGGGGGGCTAGTCCTCGCCATAGAGCAAGTCATCGGTGTAGGGCATCGCCACACACCTGCATTGGAAGTCGTAGCCTGGATTGGCCCTTCGGCCTGACTTTTTGTCGACAACAGGTGGCTGGGCGTACGAGAAGCGCTGGCCGTCTAGCTCGTAATGGTTACCGCGCGGCCACTTGCCCCCTGGTGTGCCGCGGACGCGCTCGTCGTGCGCCGTAGTCCACACGTAAGACGTGACACCAGCGTCCTTGTGCAACTGCTCCGTGACCTGCCCGTTGTACTTGAGTGTCTGATCTCGGGCGATCAACCGCGCCCGCGCGCGCCCCACGCCGAACTCGTCGTCGATCTGCTGCGACAATTCCTTGTAGCTGGTCTGCGCCTGCACCGACTCCGTAATGATGTCCTTCATTCGGGACAGCATTTGAGCGTTCATCTTGCGGATAAGATTTATATTCTCGTGCACAAACGGCTGCACCGTGTGCGAGAGCTTCGTCGCCACCGGGACGCGCGTCACTTTGGCGAGCTGCCCCTTGGCGTGTTCCTGGACGTTCGCGGCCACGCCTTCGATCAACGGGCGCAACGCCTTGTCTGACACGATTCGCCCCAGCGAGACCTCAAGATTCGCCATGCGCAAGAGATACTCGTCGGCTGGCGCGTCCTTGCGCAAGCCGGGCGCCACGGCTTCGATGTGCGCGAGCAGGTCGCGCTGAATCACCGCGCGCATGCGCTTGCGCAGCTCAACCATCACGCGCTGGTAGGCGAGATCACTGGCCGGCTTGGGGGCCAGGCTTCGGATCTCCCGCGGGCTCATCTTCGCCATCGGCCGGCGCGGGCGCTGCCCCGGGCGCTGCACCAGGGTCGCCCCCGCTTGCAAGAGTTCCCGGACCGTCTGCTGGCGCTTGGTCTGGCTGTTCGGGACCGTCTTCAAGTTTTGCAAGCTCCCGCTCCATCGCCGCCTCGTGCGGCTCCATCTCGACCCCGTCGTATCCGGGCGCCCACTGTCCGCGCCCGAAGCGCACTTGCGCGACCTCGCTGGGTGTCAGAGCCCCCATCGTGACATAAGCCGAATCGCTCTGCGCTTGCGCCTGCATGATCTGCGCCTGTTCAAGCGAATCCTGCTTCTCGAGGTCCGGGAAACAGACCTCCCAATTGCCACCCGTGACGTGACACACGAGCTTCTCCAGTGCTGGCTTGAGCACCTGGCGTTGGTACGCGCGCACGCGGTCGTACCAGAATGTGCGATCGCTTTCGCCCGTGGCGTTCATCCCTCCGGGGCTGATCCCCATCAAGCGCGTGACGGGCATGCCGGCCGCCGCCGCCAAGCGCTCCCACGTCTTGTCGATTAGGTCCTTCGCCGCCGTGCCCGTGCCGCGTTCGATATACTGAAAATCTTCACCGTCGGCGTCGATGCACAAGCTCTTGACGATCGACTTGCTCGCGTCCATGAGCTCAATTCGGTCTTCGATCTGCGAGGTGCGGCCGGCTGCAACGGCATCGATCAAGCCCTTCATCTTCAGCACACCGACCGACATGTCGGCAAGCATCGAGCACATGCTGTCGAAGTTGGCGCCGGCCTTCTTGAGTATCTCCCAAGGTGCCTGGATCACGCTCAGATCCGAGCCCTGATTCGCGACCTTGATCCGGCGCGGGGTGAGCGCACCCCCGAATAGCAGGATCCGTGACTCGTGCACGACCACTGTGGGGGACGCAACCGCGCCTGACGAAGCCAGCACTGTGACACTGTAGGTTTCGGGCTTACCGAACGTCGATTGCGTGGGGTCCGGATACCACGTGAGTGGGACCATTTCGCGCCGGTCGAGCACGAGGTGATCGACCACTGGCGCATCGTCAGTCAGGGGCGATGCGGCGTCACCCTGCGCAATCAGCATGACGCCTGCCCGGCCGTACAGGCGTCCCCAGATCGCAGCCTCACGCACGGTCTGTAGACAACCGAGCGCCTCACACTGCTCCTTGGCTTCGCGCGCCTCCTCTTCGTCTTGCTCTACGCCTTTGACCTCGCGCGCCTTGAGCTCGTAACCTTCGCGCAAGCCGTCCTCAACCAACGCCCCGCAGATCGTCTGCACAAGGTCGTTTTCGGCAAACAACACGTCCGACTCTTCGGGCTGCAGTATGTGCTGCATCCAACGCCAGTGGGTGTTGGCCGACTTGTCGCGACTGGTGCCTAGCCCAGATAGGCGGTTGGTCCAGCCCCCGTCAGCGCGGAGCACTTTGGCCAGCTTGCGGAATGCGGATTCACCTGACACCTGCCGAGGGTATCACGTTTGGTGCGCGGGGGCTAGCGCCGTAACGGGCGAACTGGGTTCAGCGGAATCGTGTCCGCATCTTCAAAAATGCGCGCGAATTCGTCGTGCGAGTCGCGAATGTGTGCAAGCGCGCGCAGTGTTTGCCAGACGCGGGCTTCGGCTTGCGCCTGCGAGTCGGGGAAAGTGTTGATACTCGGAAGGTGTGCGGTGTATGTTGGGAGTTTCATAGGGCCTCAATCCTCGCGCGGTAGTCCGCTTCGATGGCTTCGATGGTCTCCAACGGGGCATCGGCTTCGACCGCCGCGCGCATTTCGCGCTCCTTTGCAGCGTACATTTCGGAGCGTGGGGTTTGGTTCGTCATTAATTAAATAGTTCACTATCGCTGTCCCCCGCGCAACGCCTTTGACAGCCGATCGTACCTATCCCCCAGCGAAGGGTTGAACTTGTTCAGCGCTTGGGTGGTCGTATCCACTTGGTCATCGTTCGCGCCCTGCGGGAATGCGAGGAATTCCTGCACGTATTCGTGCAGCCAATCCGCCTCTTCGGGCAGCCACACGTTGCCTGCTTCGAAGTAAACGCTCGCCTCGTGTGCGCGCGCCACCTTGCCTCCCTCGGGCTCGACCAACACGAGCCCGGGCAGCTTGCTCTCGAGCACCTGCACGACCGCGGGGCCGTTCGCCTTCGCCTCAACCAGCTTGCGCGTGGCCTGCGGGTACTTCTCGCTGGTGCTCAGCACGGCCTGAATCGTCGCGGGTAGGCCCATGCGCGCACGCACTTGGTGCACGAGGTAGCGATCCGAACCTTTTGCGGCCCAGACCTGCCCGCAGACGTAGTCGCTGGTGGCCTTGCCTGAGAACGTCATGTCCCAGCTCTGCCACCAATGATCCATGCGCGCGGGCAGCACGCGATATCGGTTTTCAAACCATTTCGGCTTGAAGATCGCGCCCCCGTCGGGGATCGGATTTTGCTGCAGCTGCGCCGTGGCGTGACCCTTCAGCGACTTCCGCAGATCGGCGAGCGAGCGCGCGCCGAAGCGCTCAGGCCAGAAGCTCTGGCCGGGCTCCGTGCGTGGGTCATCGCCCCACGGCGTGAGACACGGGCGATCGGGATCGTGTTCAGCCGGCACGACGATCGGCGTGTACCCCTCCTTAAGTACCTCTCCCGCGAGGTCCTCCGTGTGTAGACGCTGCATCACGACCCATCGACCGTAGTAGTTGGGATTTACGCGACGGCTTGCGATCGTGCCCGACCACCATTCGGAGGTCAGTTTGAGCGCGTCGCGCGCTTGATCGCCGCCGTTCTCGATCGTCTTAGGCTTGGTCGGATCGTCCACTCCAAACCAATGAAAATGCCAGCCCGTTGCCTTCGAGCCCGTGCTCGTGGCGAAACGCAGGCCACCCGCGCTCGTGTACCAGACTGATGCGCTGTCCGACTGCACCGCGTTTTGGTCGCCGGCCGTGACTGGCACGATGCCCCAGCGGCGTTGCATGTGCGGATCCGCGGCGAAACCCCACCGGCGCTGATACCAGTCCGAGCGCAGCAAGCTCTTGCAGGCGTTCGAATCTCGCAGCGACAGCTGGACGTCGAACGATCCGAACCCGAGCCTAAGATTGCCTCGCTTGCCCGGTCCCCACGCGTAGCAGGGCAGAAACACGCTCACGAGCAGGCTCTTGGTCGAGCCTGGCGGGATGTTCACGGCGACCTTTTCGGCCTCTTCATCCCCGCGCAAGAACGCTTCCCAAGCCTTGCAGATCAACTCGTGATGCCAGTTGAGGCTGAGCTTGAACTGTTTCTGCTCGGTGTGTGCCCACGCGAGCTCGAAAAACTTGAGCGCGCCCCCCTTGGCGACCAACGCAACGTCCCATTCCTCAGGAGTAGCGACGAGCGACTGCGGACCTACGAATTGCACGACGCGGCGAAGCTCCGAAGCGCCCCGTCCTGTTTGCGCTTGGCCGAGCTGCGTGTCTGCACGCCGCGCTCGGCAAGGATCTGGCGCACGCGCTCGTACGACACGCCGAACTTGACCGCGACCTCGCGCAAGCTAGCACCAGTCAAATAGGCGCGTTCGATGTTGTAGTTACGCTGACCGAGTTTCATTCCTGGTACATTGACGGCTTCACTCCATCCTGTCAAGGACCTGCTGCGACCGCCAGAGCACGCGCAACGCGGCTTGCTTGCCAGCTGCGAGCGCCTTCGGACGGTCCTCAGCGTATCCCCGAGCGCGCACCTGTCCATCAGCGCTGACCGTCCAGAGCCAACGCCCGTCGGGCATCGCGTCCAGGGCCAATTCGGTTCCGCATGGAAGCTTCATCGTCTACTCAACTCTTCGAACCGCGAAGGGAAGTACCCCCCTGTGATCTCTGCAAGATAAACGTTGTCTGGCTCGTCTTGCTCCAACACCGTGTACACATCCCCTACACAAAGCGGCGAGCACCAGTCCAATGGGACTGCCACGCACACCACTCGATCGCCTGGCTTGAGCATCACGCGAAACCTCCCCAATCAACCCGCGAGTAGTCCGCGGGTAGTTTTCCGTTCAAACGTCGCAACGCCTCAAGGCGCAGCGGCCCTCGCCATTCGCCAATGCCGCGGATCTCGATCGGCTGGCGCAGCTTGATCGCGTGCTTGAGTCCCCAGACCATGCCCGAGCTGAACCCACGGTCAAGGTAAAACACGCGCACGCCGGCGCGCTCCGCCCACGCAAACCCCGCGCGAATGCCTAAGTCACGCTCAACCGGATCAGTATCGTCCAGTGCATCCGTGAGCATGCGGTGGGACGCGTAGGGGCTCTCGCCGCGCTTGAGAGAGTCTCGCAGGCACGCGCGTAGATACAAGATGTTTTGTGCGTGCGCGCTCGGAGTGGCTCCCGCGAACGGGCTTTCGATGCAGACTAGCCGCATATAGACCTCAGTGAATCGGCGTAGTCCGACGAATGGGGGTGACTTTGCTATCTTCGCACTCACGCTCAGGATGCGGCCCGAAGTTGAGCAAGGTTCCGTTGTGATTGACTGCATTCGTGTTGTGGCTGCACTCGATGCCCGCGAGCTGCAGCTCCCGCAGAAGCTTTTCGATCGCTAGGTCGGTGACCATAGGACCAACGTCGGTGAAATGAGGCAACTCGACCGTGTACGTGCCTTGCACGAGTCCGAGGTTCACGCGCACGCGGTAGCGCTCGCACACAGCCTCTACCAACTCCTCGCGCTTCGTCAAGGTTTCGCTCAATGTCAGGATCTTCATCTCAGTTCTCCCCTCGATACCTGTAGTAAGAGGTTCGCTTGAGTTTGTCAAGCTCGTTGCGTAGTTCAGTCTCGCTTTGCGCATGTAGAATTGACAACTTCGTCTGCGCGTCGATCGCGCGGGTGTTGTTGTCGACCTGCGTGTCCAAAAGCTCGTACGCCGCGTTGTTCGAGGCGCACTGACGTTCGGCACGGCCGGCCCGCTCGTCCACGTTGCGGGCGATCGTGGTGAGCGCTTCGATCCTTCGCTCTAGCTTGTCAATGCTCAATTGCGCCGAGCCCGCCCAAGCGAAAGCAACGGCGATCAACAGCGAGAGCAGAACGTAAATCATTTGCACCCTCCCGTACGTAGCAACTGCACCAAGGCTTCTTGCGCCCTAGCTGAGCGTTCGAGCGCCGCTTCGATGCGCCCGAGCCCCATGTCTGCGCGCGCTTGCCCGCACGTTGTGACGTACGAGAAGCAGACGCCGAAGAAAAACGCCAACACCAAGGCTCCGCCACGCATCAGAATTCCTCCATCCACTCGGTCACTTCGCCGGTGACCAAGTTGACCTTGCGCGCAGGGCGCAGACACGTGAGCTTGCGCGTGACAGGCGCAGTATCAAGGGGCTCGCAACCCGCTGCAAGAATCTCCGCGCCAAGGCGTTCGCTCAGCTCGTAATCCAACTCGATCACCTGTACTTCGTGGTGCATGACTTATAGTCGCCTTTCGGCAGAATATTGTCAAGCTTTGTTAGAGCTCGCTCAGCGCACACGCAAACACGGCAGCGATCAGCACGAGCAACGCCAGATCGCGCTGGACGGTCATGCGCCCTATGTACTGGTGCCAAAGCTCGTTCGGTTGCCACGTGACTGCGGCGATCAGCGCGAACAGCACGTATAGCCCTGCACATGCGACTGCGCCCCACGTGAGCTCGAACACGCACGCGTAGAGCACGCCGACCAAGGCTGGGACTACTTTGAACGATGGATGGGAGAGCGGCTTCTGAGGCATGCCCGAGAGGTTAGCGGATAGTCGCCTAGTTTGTCAAGTCGGGCGCGAGCACCGCCGCGGGCTCGGGCAAGCGCATCTTCGTCTCGAGCGCTCGAAACGTCTCCATTTCCTCGAGCGTGAGTCGGGACAGATCGTAGCGGCACTGTACCTCGACGATCTCAGTGCTCTGCCCGTTGATGAGTCGCTTGAGTTTGATCGCGTCGCTTAACCACTGCCTGATCTCGTTATTCGTAGGTTCTTCAGTGCCCGACTCGAAGCGCGCGATCAGCGTGTCAAGCGCGACCTCCCCGAAATAGTACATTTTGTCCACCATTCGGTTATCACGCGCACGTTGTCGATCTAGCAACGACATGCCGGACTCGCTCTTACGTCGGTCGAGCTCGCGATCGAACGCCCCCGCGCGCTCTACCCAGTTGTGCTCGCCGCTGAGGCGCTTCAGCGTCCCGTAGGCGACGTCGTGCGTGGCAGCGAGCTCTGAGACCTTCCGGGCGCGGAACGGCCCTGCAACACCGTCTGGGTAGCCGGAATCGCGGTAGGCGACGAACAGTGCCCAAGCGTCGTCAGGCTCACGCGCCTGGCGCTCCCACGGCATCACGCCGTAAGTGCTCACGTGCTCGGGTAGGTCGTCCTGGGGCGTGTCGCTACGCATGCGCCCAGCGTGAGCGCGCGGTTCGGTTTTGTCAATCGTCGGGGGCGCTCCCTTTACAGATTTTACAACGCTCGGCCGGTTCTTTACAAAATCCTTGTAAAAATGCAAGCGACCTCACTGAATCCAACTCGCTCCAACCCGGTTGACAGGGGTTGGATGCGCTAATTCGGCGAGATCGTTGGGGAGATCCTACTGGTCTAAGTAATCCAATCTTTTACCTATAGCTTATACACACAGAATCACGTCTAGTATATAGTAGGGTACCTAGTTTCTCTAGAGAGTCTGGGGAGCTCGGGGGCTGGATCTTGGATTCTCGGGTTTCTCTGTGTAATTCCGCTAACTTAGCTTGGATTTTGGCTGGTTTCAGGCTGGATCGCTGGATCGGGGCGGGGTCCGACCGGGTTTTACTCTCCTGTTTGCTTCTCCTAGTAGAGTAGCGTATACTTCTCGTCATGGCACACCTAACAATTCAAACAAAAGAGCAAACGCACCTAGTACTAGGTGGGATTTGCTCAGAAACCAACACGCGTATCCCTGATCTCGCTTCTGCTGTGCTAGACCTATTTGCGAAACACCCCGACGAAATGCGCAAGCTCGCGGCGACGCTTCCCAAGAAGCAGCAGCAAGGGCGCCCCGCGCAGGACCCCACCAAAACCAATAATCACCTCGCCGCCAACCGCCCCCCAATGTTCCGCTTGCCTCCCAGCTGGACTGTGGAGAGGGCGCAGCGCTTCTTGCGCGCGGAGATATCCCAGCTCCCCGACGCACCCGAAGCTTATGTGATGGGGGGTCTGGTCTCGAAGCCTTTCAAAGGAG